CCCCTATAGTCCCCCCCATTCGTAACCTGAGAATCGTTATCACTTTATGTTACGAAATCACCTGTTCTTTATGAGCGAAGAGATGGTTCTAACGCAAGCACAGCAGGAGTACCTGGACTGGCTTTGCACTGCCCCATCTGAGCGTCAACCCGTCTCCAAGCAGAAGATGGCGGACCACCTTGAGGTCGACATCAAGACTCTGCGCCGTTGGGAGAAGAAGCCCGTCTTTCGAGACCTGTGGGAAACACGCATACAAGCCATTCAAGGGTCACCAGAACGAACGCAGAGAGTTCTTGACACGCTTTATGAGCGTGCCCTTGATGGCGATGTGAAGTCTGCTCAACTGTATCTTCAGGCTACGAACCGTATGTCGCCTCCGACCATTGAGGTCAAGAGCGACAAGAAAGCGGCTGAACTGTCTGACAGTGAACTTGATGAACTGATTGCGGCTCTAGCCGCTCGTGAACGGGACAGCAGGAAACTGAAGGCAGTCTGATGGAACTGGTCGAATGCGACCGTTGCGGTGAAGAGTACCCACGAAACTGGGGTGCCTGCCCGTTCTGTGATTCTGGGGAAAGACCCTATTTCAAACTCAACGAGGACGACATTTGGAACTGACAGAACTTCTCAACGAGAAGGAATGGAGACTATGCAAGGGACCTGATGGGGCTACCCCACAGGAACTTGCGGACGCTTTCGAGTATTTCTGTTCTAACTACTGGTACATCCGCCACCCTGAACGGGGGCGTATTTTGTTTGAGGTTCGCTCAGCACAGCGTGAAACCGCTGAAGCATGGATTTCCCACCGCAAAACCATTGTTCTCAAGGCTAGGCAGATTGGTTTCTCGACACTTGCGGCGGCTTTCGCCTTCTGGGAGGTCTTCTTCTGGCAAGACCGTCCTGAAGTCATGTTGAGCCGCACGGAGCGTGAGGCGGCGAAACTGCTTCAGAAATCCAAGTATGGCTACAAGATGTTGCCTGAGTGGATGCGTCATCGTGGACCAGCACTGATTAGCGATAACCAGTTGAAGATGGTTTTCAATAATGAGTCCTACATCGAGTCTTTGCCTAGCGGCAATGACCCTGCTCGTGGTGAGGCGGTATTTAGGGTGTTTGTGGACGAGATGGCGTTCTTGCCCAACTCCGAGGATGCCTATGCCGCTATTGAACCTATTATCGATGTTGGTGGTCGTGCTGTCTTCCTGAGTACAGCCAATGGCGAGGGAAACATCTTTCATCAGTTGTGGGTGGGTTCGCAGACTGGCACAAACTCGTTCAAGGGTATTTTCTTTCCTTGGTCTGCTGGTGACCGTGATGATGACTGGTACGAGGTGAAGAAGCGTGAACTTCCTGATTGGCAGTTGGCTCAGGAATACCCATCTGACCCTGATGAGGCGTTTATTCGTTCAGGTAGACCAGTCTTTGACCTTGATGTTCTTAGGGCGTTGCCCATAGAACAGCCTCGAAAGGGCTACTTGCATGAGTTGCAGGGCAGAAATGTTTATGAGTTCCGTGAAGACGGTGGAGCATTGTCTATCTGGGAACTTCCCCAGCCAAACCATGTGTACTGCGTCGGGGCGGATGTGGCTGAAGGTTTCGACTATGGGGATTATTCGTCTGCCCACATCATTGATGCCAGCACAGAGAAAGTCGTTGCCCACTGGCACGGTCACATAGACCCCGACCTCTTTGGTTCATCTGTGTTGGCGGCTATTGGGTGGTTCTACAACACCGCCCTTATTGGTGTTGAGAACAACAACCACGGTTTGACAACCCTGAAGTCTCTTCAGAGGGTTGGCTACAAGAACATTTATCGTCAGCGCAGACTTGGACAGAGAACACCACAGGCGACAGAGGTTCTGGGTTGGCGCACAACCTCCGCTTCCAAGCCTTTGGCTATTGACGAACTAGCCAAATCGTTGCGTGACATGGATTTGAGCCTGACTTGCGAAAGAACCATTGCTGAACTTAGGACTTTTGTTCGTGAAGGCAATGGCAAGATGCACGGGTCTCCTCATGACGACCGTACAATGTCGTTGGCTATTGCCAACCAGATGCTGAAACATGTGTTTCTTCCCGAGTATCAGGTAAGCAAACTGCCCCCAAGGGGAACATACGCATGGTTTGAGCGTAAAGCGGACCTCCAGAGGGAGAAGAAACAGTTTCTTGGCTCTTTCAACACCCGTAGGTGACGATTCGTCGCTATTTATGTGAGTGTTCTTACATGCGAGAAGTGTTCTAAAGAGTTTGAGGTCGATGTCACCCCTCGTAGGGGTGCAATCTGCTTTGCGTGCCACATCAAGACCATCGACTTTGGGTTTGTGCATGGCAAAGAGAACTTCCATGGACCAACCATCAAGGAACGCCAAGACAAGCAGATTTCAGATGCTCGTTCCGCTGGGCTTGACCCCCAGCCTGTTGGAAGTCGTTGGGTGTAACACATGTATTGGTGGGTGCCAATCCTGACTGCCGTTATCACTGGACCTGTTGTAGTGATTCTCCAGAGATTGCGTCACGAGAACACCAGCCAACACGCAGAATCAAGAGGACTTCTTGAACACCTTGTTATCAAGTTTGACAAGGTTGACGAGAAAGTTGACAATCTGGAAATGGAACTCAAAGAGCACAGAAATGAACTCAGGAGCCACATTTCGGAAACTAAATACCGAACCAAGACTGGAGAAAAGGTATGACCTATCAGGATGCAATCAAGAGGGCTGTCGCCACTTTCGCATTTGGTGCACTCTCCACCCCGCTGTCGAGCGCTGTTCTCGATGTGTCGGCGTGGAAGATGGCTATTGCCGCAGGCGTGAGCGCAGTTCTCAACCTCGTGTATCGCACGGTTGAGGCGTACACAACCGAGTTTGAGGCTGAGGTCTGATGGCTCGTCCTTCCCATAAAGACATGCTTGCAAGGTATCGCAAGCAGGTCGACCAATCTAAGCGCTGGAGGCGTGAAGAGAAGTATGACGCTCTTTGGGGTCGAATGATTGACCTCTACAGAGGCAAGCATTACGACACGCTGTCAAACGAAGACAGGCTTCTTGTCAACATTGCTTTCTCTACTGTGAATGTGATTGGACCTTCTGTCAGCGTCAACCACCCGAAGATTACGGTTGGTGCACGCCGTCCACAAGACGCAGACCGTGCAACGATTACTGAAGCAATCATCAACTACTGGTGGCGTCATTATGACTGCCAGCCAGAAGTTCGTCTTGCTGTTGACGACTTTCTGATTATTGGTCATGGATGGTTGAAGGCTGGTTACCGCTTTGTTGAGAAGCAACAGCCCAAGGTTGTAGACCCAGAGGCTGTTGCGGAGGGTGCCTATGTTGATGAACTGGCACTTGAAACAGAGGATGCGTCTTCAATCGAGAGTGACACCGTTGTTGTGGAAGACCGTCCTTTCTTGGAGCGTGTTTCTCCGTTTGACATGTATGTAGACCCCAATGCCACTTCGATGCGTGACATGAAGTGGATTGCACAGCGTATTCGCCGTCCACTCATGGAAGTCAAGGCCGACAAACGCTACAACAAGAAGGCAAGGGAAGAGTGTTCCCCTAGCACATGGTCAAAGTGGTCGCAGGAAGGTGACCGTCCTCGCCAGTCACGAGACAAGAGCGACGGATTTGTTGATGTCTGGGAGTTCTACGACATCTCCAAGGGCATCATGTGTGTCTTTGCCGATGGTGGCGACAACTTCTTGATTCCCCCCACAAAGATGCCTTATGCAGACGGTCATCCGTATGAGATGATGCGCAACTACGACATCCCCGATTATTTCTATCCAATGGGAGAGTTGGAGGCTATTGAACCCCTTCAGCACGAGTTGAACGCAACTCGTACCCAGATGATGAATCATCGAAAGCGTTTCTCTCGCAAGTGGCTGTACAAGGAATCAGCATTTGACCGTGATGGTCGTTCTTCTCTGGAGTCAGATGAAGACAATGTAATGGTTCCTGTTGTCAGCGATGAACCACTTGGCAATGTTGTTGCCCCAATGCCTGCCGTAATCAACCCTCCCGACATGTACAACTTGTCGAGCACGATTCTCGGAGACATTGACCGCATCAGCGGTGTTGGCGAGTTTATGCGTGGCGGTGCGTCTGAAATCAGCCGTACAGCAACTGAAGCGGCAATGATGCAGGATGCCATGAACGCTCGCACAAGCGACAAACTGGCAACCATTGAGCGTACAACCGCTAAGTGTGCTTCACGACTTATTGGTTTGGCTCAGCAATACCTGACTGGCGAACATGCCGCTCGTGTTGTTGGTTCTAACGCCATGCCTTTGTGGGTCAAGTTTGACCGTGACTACATCAAGGGAGATTTCGATTTTGAGGTTGAGGCTGGTTCTACTCAGCCAGTCAACGAGTCTTTCCGCCGTCAGATGGCTCTCCAGATGGTTGATGCAATGGCTCCGTTCCTTGGTGCTGGTGTTGTTGACATGGCGGCTCTTGCTCGCCACATCCTCCAGTTTGGCTTTGGTGTCAAAGCACCAGAAGCATTCCTTGCCGCTCCCAATCCAATGATGGGACAGCAGGGCGCACCACAAGGTTCTCCTGTGCCAGCGGAAGGCGGAATGCCTGTTGAACAGATGCCAATGCCGCCTACTGGTGGCATGCCAATGCCTAGTTCAATACCTCCGCAAGTGCTTGCAACACTTGCGTCTCAGGGAACACCACTGAACAACACGCAGGCAATGTAACGATTTGGACATAGATACAGAGCAACCAATCGGACTCTGGAAGGCGCAATGAGCGACACATTTGAATACACACCCGATGTAGACCCCGTAGTTGACGGACAAGTCGAACTTGATGGTGATACGGCAACCGAAGAGGTTTCTTACGACTACTTCGATGTTGATGAGTTTGGCGACAAGTATGTTCGTCTTTCCGTCAGCGGTGAAGAAGTTGAAGTTCCCCTGAAGGAAGCCATCTCTGGTTATCAGCGACAGGCGGATTACACCCGTAAGACGCAGGAACTGGCTGACCAGCGCAAAGAACTGGCATTTGCTCAGGCAATCCAGCAGGCATTGGATAACAATCCTGTTGAAACGATTGCTTTACTGCAACAGCACTATGGAATCCAGCAAGAGGACGAGTTTTTCGGTGAAGACGAGTTCTTGGACCCAGTGGAACAGCAGTATCGGACTCTTGACCAGCGCATCCGTGCTTTTGAAGAAGCACAGGCGCTACAGGAGTTGGAGCAGACCGTCAATACTTTGCAGAACAGATACGGCGAAATCTTTGACGCTAGTGAAGTTGTGGCAAGAGCATTGGCTATTGGCTCAACAGACCTAGAGGCAGTCTTCAAGCAGATTGCGTTTGACAAGGTTCTTGCACAGAGGGGCGCAAAAAACGACTACGAAGCACGAAAGAGTGCGGAAGAGGCGGCAATCCTTGAGCAGAAGCGTCAGGCGACAATCATCTCTGGAGGCTCTTCAGCGTCGAATGCTTCCGCAATGTCTGAAAGCATCACATCACTTCGAGATGCCTTCTCTGAAGCAAAGCGACAGTTGGGCATCTCCTAAACCCTGAAGGGAACATCAATCATGGCCGCAAACGACAACTTCGACACACTTCTGTCCACGACTCTTGCTAACTACCGCAAGCAGTTGACGGACAATGTTTTCACGGCTCGTCCGCTCACCTACTGGCTCACCTCTCGTGACCGCATTCGCATGGTCAATGGTGGCACCAAGATTGTGGAGCCGCTCATCTACGGGCAGAACAGCACTGTTGGTGCATACTCGGGCTACGACACCATTGCCCTGACTCCGCAGGAAGGCATCTCTGCCGCAGAGTTCGACTGGAAGCAGTACGCCGCTTCTATCGCAATCAGCGGTATCGAGGAAGCCAAGAACAATGGCGAGGCAGAGGTCATCAACCTGCTCGAAGCCAAAATCATGCAGGCTGAAGAGTCCATGCGTGAAGGCTTCAACCAGATGTTCTTCGGCACCCCTGGAACTTCGAAGGACTGGAATGGTCTCGGAAACATCATCTCCGACACCGTGTCTGTTGGTGGAATCGACCCCACCGTTACTGGCAACGAGTTCTGGAAGTCCTATGTGAACGACGACGCTGGTGCGCTTTCGCTCCTCGACATGTCCACCGCTTACAACAGCGTGAGCGTTGGCAACGAGCATCCCGACATGGTTCTCACCACGCAGACCCTGTTCGAGAAGTACGAGTCGCTCCTCCAGCCGCAACTCCGCTACACCGACACCAAGACCGCAGATGCTGGTTTCCAGAACCTGCTCTTCAAGTCGGCTCCCGTGATGTACGATGTGCACGCACCTGCTGGCACAGTGTTCTTCCTGAACAGCAAGTACCTCACCCTCGTTGGTCACAGCGACAAGTGGTTCAAGCAGACTCCGTTCCAGTCACCCGAGGACATGGACGCTCGCTACGCACTCATCATGTGCTACGGCAACCTGACTGTTCGCAACCGTGCGAAGCAGGGCAAGTTGACCGCTCGCACCGCCTGAGTCGTCACAATCCGACAAGTGGTACCCCCTGTCACCTATGGTGACGGGGGGTTTACCATTTCAGGTTACGAAAGCGCCATACATTGATGAGTTCTGTTCCTGCACATTCGTACTACGGTCAGCCCGTTAGTGGTATTCGCCCAGCACAGGCTGTTGATGGCGCAAAGATTGCACCCCCTTCAGCACCTTATGTTGGGCGTAATCGTTGTATTGCCAACAACGACACTTGCGAGGGTCCTCGTGCAAAGGGCACTGAGTATTGCGTGGGTCATCTCCGTGCGAAGAAGAAGGAAGAGTCTTGATTACTTCTGATGTTGTTGGTGTTGTAAGAAGCGTTACTGACTTGGCGGAAGATGACCTTCCGTTGGCTTTGATTCGTACATACCTTCGTGATGGGTTTCAGCGCATTCTGAACCTTGAACGGCGATGGCCATTTCTTCAGGTTTCAACGACTTTGAACACTGTTGCTGAACAGCGTTCTTATCCACTTTCTTCTATTGGTTCTGGGAACTTTGAAGAGATTGTTTCGATTGTGGACCAAAGCCTTGCTGGTAACAAGTTGAATCTCATTGCTGTTGATGATGCTGAAGCAATCTGGCATGGTTCTACTGATTCTTCCAGTCGTCCACTTCATTGGACAAAGTGGGGAAACAGTATTGATTTCTATCCCCGTCCAGATACCGCCTACCCACTTAGCATTCGTGGGTATCGCAAGCCGAGTTATGCGTGGGTTTCGGACAACACTCTTGAACCAGATTGTGACGAGCGTTTCCACATTGCGCTTGCATACTATGCAATCTCTCAGGCTTACAAGCGTCAGGAAGACCCTGACATGTCTGCTATCTACAAGCAGTCATTTGATGAGGCTGTTGCTATTGCACGCCGTGAGTTGATGCGCCCCGATGCCGCTAGACCAATGGTTATGTCCCGTGGTTACCCTGCGCCTAGCGAGGCTCGCTGGTTGTGGTCACTTGGTAGGAGTCTTGGCGGTGGCAACTAACATTCGCCTGCTTAGGCAGGATGACTTCACTGGCGGATTGAACCTTCGTGCTGACCAGTTTCAGTTGGGACCAAACGAGTCCCCTGCGATGCTCAATGTAGAGATTGACCCTCGTGGCGGTGTGTTCTCTCGTGGCGCTATGCGTCGTGTCAATACTTCGGCAATCAAAACTGGTGAATGGAATCCTGAACGACTTGTTCCGTTCTATGGCAAAGAGTCCTATGTGATGCTGACAACTCGCAATGGGGTAAGCAACGGTTCTGTCTACTATTCAACTGGTGACTCGTTTGTTGACTTGGTTGTGCCAGTGACTTCACCACATGGTGCAGGATTTGCACCATGGGGTAATACCCTGTACATGACTACTGGTGGTGTTTCATACAAGTGGAACACTGAACCTGCACCTAATGTTCTTTCTGCTTTGACTGTGAACGGTGCTGGTGGTAGTTCATCTTGGCAGAACAACTACACCACGCCTGTTGGTGGTCACATGCCTACTGCACTGCATTGCTTGACGCATGCAGGAAAGGTGTTTGTCGCCAACACAACCGAGACTGGAACGGCGTTCCCTAACCGTATTCGCTGGTCTCACCCCAATAGCCCAGAGAACTGGGCATACGATGATTACATCGACATCAATGATGGCGGTAGTCAAATCAATGGTTTGTCTGTTGTTGCTGGTCATCTTGTGGTGTTCAAGGAGAACGGCATTTATGCCGTGTTTGGGTATGACTCTGACACATTCCAGGTTGTTGAGGTTTCTAGAACTGTTGGCTGTTCTAATCCTCACGCTTTTGCCAACTCTGAGAGTGGTGTGTATTTCTTCTCTTATCCAGAGGGTTTGATGTTCTACAACGGTTCAACGATTGTTGATGTGTTTGAACCGCTTCGCCCGATGTTTGACATGGGACATTTGAACACTACTGCGGCTGACCAGATTTATGTGAACTACATCAATCGTCGTGTTTGGTTGTCAATGCCGTATGGCATTACACAATCGTTTGATTATCCAAGTGTTTCGTTTGTGTACGACTCGACCATTGGGCGTAACGGTGCTTGGACAATGTTCAGCACTTCTGACTCTCATGGTATTGCTGGTGGTTGCACATTTATTGCGCAAGACAACACAAACCTCCATCTCGCTGTTCATCCATCAACGGCGTGTGTATTGCGTGTTGATTTGTACACACAGTTTCAGGATGACATTTCTGGAACCAACTCTCCATTTGTTTCTAGGTACAGAACACGATGGCAGGATGCTGGCAACTACAGCCAGAAGAAGATGTTCCGCCGTCCCGACATTATTGCCAAGCAGACAGCACAGAACACGCAGATGACTGTAAATGTGTTCCGTGATTACGAGGAATCAAATGTGGTTCGTTCGTATGAACTGGGTCTTCCAGAAAGTTCTGGAGGAATGTTGTGGGGTGTTTCTTTTTGGGGTGCCGCCTCTTGGGGCGCACCTAACTATGGTTCTCAAGTTGTGAATGGTCGAAACTTTGGTCTCGCCCGTTCTGTGCAGATTGAGTTTGTTGGTCCTCTTGCCCGTGCTTGGGGTATCAACAGTTACACACTGAAGTATTCCCCGAGGAGGATTCTTTCATAATGGCATCACTGAACTTCCCCTATTTGTTCTCCAACAATACGACAGCAAACGCTGTCGAAGTCAATGCGGACTTGAACGCCATCAAGTCGTTTGTCGAAACGCAGGTTGTGCAGGTTGATGGTTCAGTCAAGGCTGATACTGCGGCTATTGCGGACAACGCAGTTACTTCGGCAAAGATTGCAGATAACGCCGTCAATACGAGTGAGATTGCCGACGATGCGGTTACTGCCGCAAAGGTAAAAGACAACGAAACTCTTCCCGTCAATGTCAGTGGTTCTGCTGGCTCTGTCGCTTGGGGGAATGTTTCTGGTAAACCCGCTATTGGCAATGTGTTCAACGATGGTGGAACCTATTCAATCAATGTGACTGGTTCTGCTGGTTCGGCTAGTTATGCTGGTTCTGCTGGTTCTGCTGGTTCCGCTGGTTATGCAGATAACTGTGACTATGCAAAGAGGGTGTACAACGCTGGTGCTGAAATCTCTTGGAATGGTTCATGGTGGAGTGTTTCGCAAGAGTTTGACTTCTTTGGTCAGGTCTATTTCATGTCTCTTGGACCTTCATCCGTTTATGATGTGTGTGTTCTCACTTCTGCTGGACAGGTGAAGAAGCGCACGCTGAACCCTTGGTCGCTTCGTGAAATGAAGGAAGACATCAAGGAGATTTCTTCTCCTCTTTCCAAGTTGAAGAGCATTATTCCTCGCTCCTTCCGTTTCAAGAAAGATTCGTTGATTGAGGACGACAAGTTTGACGAGTTTGACCGTCGCACACAGGAACAGTACGGATTTGTTGTTGATGAACTTCTTGAGTCTGATGTACCTGATGTTGTCATTTACCAAGAGCAGGAAGATGGTTCGCTGAAGCCACAGTCTTGGAAGCCTCATGCTGTCATCTCTCTTGCAGTTGCCGCTATTCAGGAACTGTCTGACAAAGTTGATGCTCTTCAGGCAGAAGTTGACGCATTGAAGAATGTCTGAGACACCAAGAAATAATCCACCCATCGAGGTATGGACTGCGCCCCTTCTTGGGTCGTTGAAGACGGCTGACGCTAGAACGCTTCAGCACATCTTCACCTCACTCAAGGAGTACCTCAAGGGCGTTCAGACAACTATTTCTTCCAACTACTACAACTTGTCTGTTGGGTCCGTAACCGCTGGCACAAGCCCGTCTGCAAACATCAGTGGAACATTTCCTAACCAGACTTTGAATCTTGTGTTAGCGCAAGGACCTCAGGGTATCCAAGGTCCAGTAGGTCCAACTGGTCCTGCTGGTTCGAGTGGTTATGCGACTCTCGACCTTGATGGTGGACATCCTGACAGTGTGTACGGCGGTGTGAACCCTATTGATGCAGGTGGTGTGTAATGGCTGTTCAGATTCAGTTCAGGCGTGGCACTGCATTGCAGTGGTCGAGCGTAAATCCGATTCTTGCTGTTGGCGAATCTGGATGGGAGATTGACACTGGAAAGTTCAAGGTTGGCGATGGTGTCAAAACTTGGAACCTTCTTCCTTACTCATCTGGTCCCATTGGTCCACAAGGTCCCACTGGTCTTACTGGTCCTCAAGGACCGATTGGACCTGAAGGTCCTGTCGGTCCACAGGGTCCTGTTGGTTTGACTGGTGCTACTGGTCCTCAGGGTCCAAAGGGCGACAAAGGTGATACTGGAGCAACTGGTCCACAGGGTATTCAAGGTATTCAGGGCGAAGTTGGTCCTGTTGGACCACAGGGTCCTATTGGTCTCACGGGTCCACAAGGTATCCAGGGGGTAAAGGGAGACAAGGGAGACAAGGGGGACACTGGCGATACTGGACCGCAAGGTCCTATTGGTTTGACTGGACCTCAGGGTCCAGAAGGTGACTCTGCATACGAGGTTGCTGTTGCGAATGGTTTCACTGGCACAGAGGCACAGTGGCTTGACAGTCTTGTTGGTCCTCAAGGTCCTGCTGGAAGTTTGGGAACCGCTGTCCTGAACGACCTTTATGATGTTGTTACCCCCTCTCCTGTTGATGGTCAGATTCTTTCGTTTGATGGAACAAACTGGGTTGGCATTGAGAACTATGCAAGCGCAGTCAAACACGAAGTAAAGGCTGGCGTTTCCTTGGCGAAGGGTCAGGCTGTGTATGTGTCGTCTTCTAGCGGCACAAACATGATTGTTTCCAAGTCGGACAATCGCTATGAGTATTCTTCATCAAAGACGATTGGTTTGGTTGCTCAAGCATTGGCTTTGAACGACATTGGATTTGTTGTGACAGAAGGTTTGCTGTCTGGTCTTGATACAAGCACTGCCACCATTGCTGACCCTGTTTGGTTGGGTGAGAACGGCAACTTGCTGTTTGGTTTGGCAAACAAGCCAGTTGCCCCTAAGCACATGGTTTATCTGGGTGTTGTCACTCGTGTCAACGCAAATGTTGGTGAAATCTTTGTTCATGTGCAGAACGGTTTCGAGTTTGACGAGTTGCACAATGTTCAGATTTCTTCTGTTGAGGACAATCAGGTTGTCGTGTATGACAGTGCAACTGAAACTTGGCGTAATCGTCAACCTTGGTCAACTAAGCAGGTTGTTGTTACGGAACCAACGACCGCAAGAACTTTGTCTGCTTCTGACATTGGGAAGATGATTGTGTTCACAAACGCTGACACATCGACGGTGACTATTCCTTCTGGTGTTATGAAGGCTGGTCAGAGTATTGACATTATTCGTCGTGGTGGGTCTGTTCAAGTTTCTGCTGGTTCTGGTGTTACCGCTGGAGGTACCCCAGGTTTGAAGTTGCGAGATGTTTATTCTGCGGCAACATTGTTTGCTGTTGCAGATAACGACATCATTGTTATTGGGGACTTGACTGTCTAATGCCTTTTCATCGTGGCATGTCTGGAAGCGTTTCGTTGCTTCCTGTTGTTTCTACTGACCCTGTTCAGCAGTTCAATCAAGACCGTGCTTCGTTCGTTTGTTATGTCTCTTCTAATGGTTATGCGGCTGGAGTAAAGTTCCAGTACAACACAACAAACAACTGGTCTTCGTACACTGAAGTTTCTGCTGGAACTGTTAGTGGTCAGAATCAGATGGCGTATTTCAATGTCACTGGTTTGTCGAACAACACCACTTACTATGTTCGTGCTGTTGCTACGACTGTTGTTGGTACTGTTACTGGTTCTGTTGTTTCTTTCACGACTTGGGGTCTGAAGACATACCTGAATACAAGCGCTGGCAACTGGAGCGTCAACATTCCGTCCATTACCCCCATTGGCGGTTCAGCGATTGCCCCGACTATTTACGAAATGCTCATGTACGGCGGTGGTGGTTCCGCCGCTTATGGCGGTGGCGGTGGCGGCGGCTACAGAATCTTTGCATCTCATGTCTCTTCTATTGGTGGCTCACAGACAATCTCTGGCACAGTTGGGGCTGGTGGACCATACAACAGTGGCACGGCACAGCCTGCGCCTTCTGGTGGAAACTCAACACTGACTATTGGTGCTAATAGTTGGACTGCTGGTGGTGGTACTGGTGGTGGTTGGTTGACCAATGCGGCAGGTACTGCTGGTTCAGGCAACAACCCACAGTACGGCGGTGGTGTTGGGTACTACGGATACACATACATTTCGGGTTATGTTCAGTATTGCTGTGGTGGTACAGACAAGTTTGGCAACTGTTATCAAAGTTGCGACGACCCTAATCAACCCATTTACACGACTGACTACAACCGTTATGCAGGTGGCGGTGGTGGAGGTACTGACGGCGGAGGCGGAAACGCTGGATACCCCGATGTTGGAGGAAACGGAGGTCCTGGCGGTGGTGCATACGGACTTCGAGGCGGTAACGGCGGTGGCGGTGGAGGTACAGCCGCATGGGGTTCCGCTGGTTCTGTGCCAGCAATCTCTGGACCAGTTGTAGGTACGGGTGGTACTGGCTGGTGGAACGCAGGTGTAGCAGGTGGTATCACCTTCAAGTATTACGGACCGTAGAATAGGACTATGAAAACAACACCATTCACACTCGATGTTCTTTCAACACACAAGATGTTCTTCTTGCTGAACAAGTTGCCAAAGAACGCAACAGATGTAGACATCTGGATTCAAACACCAGCAGGACTAGAAACAGTCGACTTTGTCGACCTGTTTACGATGGCTGATGGCTCGTTGCTTGCCGCATGGAAACATCCTTTGCAGAAGTTGGGTTTGCAGAATCTTGTTGCGTATGCCGATGGCAATACGCAGATTCTCAATCTTTATCCCATTGAAAGAATCTGTGATTTGTATGACAGACCGCTGGATGCGGACTCTGGAACATTCATCTTCACAGCATCAAAGCCAATCAACGGGGATTGGAGATGCGATAACGGATACTACGGTGCCGCACCTTTCCCAAATGAGATTTCCAAACCTGTCATTAGTGGACTTGACGAGATTGTTCATTATGAATCATTCATGTCTGTCGCTGGTGTTGGGCATCTCATTTACATTGAATCGTCTGGAAAGTCCGAGTTGGCAAACGAGAAGTTGAACAACTCCATCATTCCCACAACTGGAAGAACTCTACAAGAAGTGTTTCGTCTCATCTATGAGTGGTCTGTGCTGGCGAAAGAACCATTCAATGCAAAGGATGAAGCGGCTTTGTCTGCTCGCTCTTACATTGAGGCATTGCGTTTGACTGATGACGAACTTTCCATTATTCAGTCGATGGTTCCAATGCAGATTTCTAACTTCCTTTCTGGAAGTGAAGAAGCACGAGTGCGACCAGCATCCATCTCACCGATGGATGATGGGTTTAGGGAACTGGTATTCAGCAGAATGGCATCAAGTTCCATGAGTTTCATTGTCTCCCGTAATCCTGAAATCTGGGACATTTCTGGTCTTATCGAGAGGGAATACGAAGAGTTGGAGGCTGGTATTAGCCGATTCAGAACCTATTACGGGGTTACTGAAGACATCAGCATGGATGATTGGGAGAAGGTAGAGGAAGTTGCCTCACTTTGGGTCCCACGACAGGAAGCCTATGTCCACAACCAGTTGCGTCATTTCTCCAACAAGAGGCAGATGTTGGAGATTGCTAGAAGGAACGAAACGACCACCTAATAGGAGCAAACATGTCCGATTACAACTTCGCATACTCATCAAAGAAGCAGGCTCTAGGCGACACTTATTCAGCAAGTGCCGCCAAGAATGCGTATGCCCAGTTTCTCGCTCGCACAAGGGGGGCTAGGAAGGTCGAGGACCTGACTAAGCAGTACGAACAGCAGACCCCCAAGTTCGTTACATCGTTTGCGAAGAGAAATCTTGCTGGTCCTGGAGTTCAGTCGGGCATTTATCGGAATGCCCTCAATAGGTTTGCCGAGCAGAACTTTATGGATTTGAACCGAGCCAATCAGGATACTGCTGGTGAGGTTCGTCAGTTGGAGTTGGATGCCGCTGACCTGTTGGCTCAGTACAACCGTGGTTTGGTTGACATTGAACAGCAGAAGATTGCAGACATGGCTCAGCAGGCGGCAATGCTGAAGTCGTTCAAGCCGTTTATTGGAGGTTGAGATGAAACAGGTTGTTGCCCGAGTTCCGAAGAAGAAGAATCCGCCCAAGCCTCAGGGTGATGTGCAGGGTCCAGCGCTTTATGGCACTGCTGATGAAGTTGGCACGCCTGTTTATGCGGAGCGTGAGAAGTCTGCCAAGGCGGCTGAAGCCGCTGGTGCTAAGGCGGCTAACGATGCCCTTGCACAACAGAAGGCGATGCTTGCCGCTATCAAGGCTTCTGGTGGTTCGAGCGCCGACGCTAAGGCTATGGCGGCTTTGAAGAAGAACGCTGATGCCATCAGGAAGGCAATCTCTAGTGGTTCATACGGTCAGCAGTACGACGATTTGATTACGCAGTTGGGCGGCATGACTGACACTGCTCGTACCCAAATCAATGAAGGGTACGGTTCTCTTGCCACAATGCTTGGTCAGCAGACCAACCCTTATGCAGACCTGAGGTTTCAGGCTGTCCAGACCAATCCTGCGCTTGCACAGTTCATGCAGTCTCAGGGTGGTTCTATGGACCAACTGAACACTCGTGTGTCAGCGGAGAACACCGCTAATCAGGCGGCTACTACTCAGTTCCAAAACATCGCTGACCTTCTTGGTGCTCGTCAGGTGAGTGGCAATACTCAGCGTACAGCGGATGTTGAAGCGGCTCGTCTTGCCGCTCTTGCCGACCTTCAGTCGCAGAGCGGTGCATACAACTTTGCTGTGAATCAGCAGAAGCAGGCTGAACGGAATCGTTTGAACCAGATTCTTCTTGAACTTGCCGCTAAGGGTGTGAATGTCGGAGGTATTTACTAATGGCTCTCAGTGACGCAGAGAAGCGTGCGCTTCTACAGATGCTTGACCAAGGAACTCTTGCCACTCTCATGTCGGGTGGCTCTGGGGACTATGGCGATGCCCTTGCAAAGATTTACGCAATGGGTGGGGATGCCAAGACTGCGGCTGATGAGTTCATTGCAGATGTCGAGTCTGGGCTTCCTTATGAACAGGTAAAGAAGTCTTTTGATGAGGCAGTGGCAAAGGGTGCCTACAACATTGACACTGACACAGCGGACGAAGTGAAGAAGAGTGTTTTGAATGCTCTTGCCAACAAGCAGAAGGGTGGTGGAAACGCCTCTCTTGCGAAGGCGGCTAAGGAACTTGGTTTTCCAGAGTTGGCATTCCTTGCGCCGACTATTGGTCAACAGGCTCCTGCTTCAATCAACCCGTATTCCGTGGAATCAGAAAATGAGAAGAAGTATTCTTCCGAAATCAAGGCTCTTCAGGAAAACAAGTTGGAAGAAACTGGAGTCAATAAATGGCTCAAGCGTGGAGTCAAGAGTTCTATCGCTGGTCTTGGTGGATTGTTGGGTGGTGCTTTGGGCACCCTTCTTCCCACGGGTGCGACAACTGTTGCAGGTGCTGGCTTGGGTGCTACTACTGGTCTTGCTGTTGCTGACAGGATTCTTCCTGACTCCCCAGATTTGAAGCGCAGAAAGGAAGAGCAGAAGAAGGCTCTGATGACCCTTCAGCAGAATCTTCGTTCCGCTGGTACAACCCAGAACATCAATGAAGGCTCTTGGCAAAGAGGTTACGACCAAGCCATAAAGAAGAGCGGAACTTCTCTTCTTTCTCCGTTTGAACTGACTCGTCTCCAGATGATGCAGATGCTGAAATCTCAAGGTTAGGAATAGATGGCTGGAATCATTGACAGCAGGGTAAAGAATCTGGCATCAGGAAAGGCGACCACTTCCGCCATACCTAACAATCCAGTGATTCAGGGTGCTTACAGTAGTGCCATGAACAAACTGAGTTATGTGCCACAGGAACAGCGTTCTGGTATTCAGGCTCGCCTTGAGGCTATTGCTCAGGGTCAGCGTCCGCCTAGCGGTGTTATGGGTGTTGCGGCGAAAGTTCTTGGCGCTCCTGGAATCAAGCAGGCTCTTGCTCCACTCAGTGTTCTGGACATTCCTCGCCGTGTTGTCATTTCAGCAGGCAAAGAGTATTACGACCTTCTGTCTGGAAAGGGTGATGCATCCCTCAAGGAGTTCTACACGCAGGCAAAGAATCCTTCGTTTGGGTTTGGTGATTTTGTAGACACTGGCAACCAGTGGGTTGACCGCATTATTGGTTTTGCTGGCGATGTGGCTCTTGACCCAACTACATACTTGACTCTTGGTACGGCTCGTGCCGCTGGTTTTGGCAACAAGATTGCCGCCGCTGGAAAGTTGATTGATGCTGGCGGTGATGCCACTAGGGCGGCGAAACTTGTTCGTGAAGGTTCTTGGTTCCTTACACCTGCTGAGCGTGAACTTGCTGGTTTGAATCAGGCTGGTCTGTATTTCATGGGTCAGAGAATCAAGGGAACAGCAAAGGTTGGAGAGTTTGGCGAGCGTGCCTTTGCCAAGGGGAGACTGCTGGTTAGCGACCGTCAGTTTGTGCAAGCGATTCGCAATGCATTCACGCCAAGCGACGCAAATAGCGCACGCTTGGCTCTGAAGCGTGGTCTTGTACCAGATTCAGACACTGCAAAGCAGTACATCGATGTTATTCGTTCCGCTGACACAGAGAGGGCTGTTGCGGCTCAGGCTGGCAATGTTGCCAATGCGCAGTTGCGTGACACTGTTCTTGGTGGAATGAACGAGAAGACTCTTCTTGATTTGGGGTCTCGTGCTTCTGACCTTCTTGAGAATCCCGCTCTTCTTGATACGGCGACTGATGCTGAGCGTTCATTTGTTCAGCGTGTTCGTACTTTCTTGGATGAACTTCATGGTCGTGTTGATAGTGCGACAAAGGCTCTTGACCCTAATGCTGGTGTCGGATACCAGCAGAACTATTTCCCCCACATCATGACTCCTGCCGCCAAGGAGTACGCAGGGAATGATTCGATTCTTCAGAAGGTTCTGCGTTTGTCTCCAGACCAGTTGCGTCGTCCTGGATTTGTTGAACCTCGTCGTCTTGTTGCTGATGGAAAGACAAAGTTCTTTGGTGTTGTTCTCACAGAGGATGACCTGACTGTAAAGCGTCTGAATGAGATTGCCAAGGCTGGTGGCTTCAAGGGTGATTTCTTTGAGCCTAACGCTATTCCCGTTTTGCGTGGCTATGTGGCTTCCCATTCTAAAGAAATGGGTCGCCTTGCTCGTTTCAAGTATCTGGATGATAAGGGCATTCTTGACCGTGTGATTCAGCGTGCAGTTCCAAATAGTGAACTGATTGCCCAGCAGTCGAAGCGTGTTGAGGATGTCATGAAACTCGCTGGCACAGCGAACACAAAGACCAAGGATGCTTTTGGTCGTTTCATGGCGGCTGTGAATGATGCGATGAATGCGGCTCGCAATGCTGACAACGCTGTTCTTGGTGATGTCGAGTTGCGCTACAAGTCTGCTCAGGATGCTCTTTCCGAAGCCCGTAAAGAAGTTGATTCTGCTGTTGCCGACCTTGAGGTTCTTGGCGAAAGCATGCGTTCTTTGTTCTTTATTGACAACATGGGTGATGAAAGTTTGGTCAAGGTGCTTGTTGACCAGATTGACAAAGCAAAGAATGACCTGAATCAGATGATTGATTCTGCGATGGGTTCTGTTGAGGATTCGAAGCGTTGGCTTGATGACTTTGCCAAGGAAGAGCAGGCTGTTGCCGCTCTTCGGGAAACTCTGAAGACGATTGATTCACAGTTCAATGACATTGCTGAAACGGTTGGTAAGACTGCGGTGTACCAGCAGTTCTTTGCCACGAACTTTGACAGGATTATGCGTGGGGAGATTACTCCTTCGAATCTTCCGTTTGTTTATTCCGCAGACATTCGCAGAGGTGTCGAGGAGTTGTCTGGTATTGCAAAGGGCAAGTCTGTTGCGGCTCGTGGTCAGCGCCGTATGGCGGCTGGAACTCGTGAAGGTATTCAGCGTCGACTGACTGAATCTTCTTGGTACAAGGGTATTACGCAGATTGCTCCCCTGAATGACGAGAAGGTTATTTCGATGACTGGCGATACTCGTCAGCGCATTTTGAATAATGCGGCTCGTATGTCCTCCACTCTCTATGAGACAGAGAGTGTTGGAGCAAACATGATTGCCCGTGCTCATGATTTCTTTGTGTCGTCTATTGAGTCGTCGCTGGCACGAAGGGGAATAACTGACCCCGAACAGGTAAACCAGATTGTTCGTGCGATGATGCCGCCCGAACTTGTGCAAGCGGAAGATGAACTGATTGACGCAATGAAGGTTTCTGCTGGAAACCGTAGGTTCACAATGCGTGAAGTTGGTCGTGGTAAGTCAAACAAGACATACAACCGCAAGGAAGCGGCTGAGCGTGCCTTGCGTTTGATGAACTCTGACAAGGAAGAACTTGATGTCATCCTTGGGGAGATTGACAACCTTATGGCAAAGAAGGATAGGCGACTTGAGGAGTTGCGTATCCAGAACGGTGTCCAAATCAAGTACGCCAAAGACGGTCGTGTCATTGGTGTAAACAAGAAGGGTTCTGGTCGAATCGTGCCAGTACAAACTTCTGACCTTGATGAGATTGATGGACAGATTCGCATGCTCCGCAATCGTGCACAAGAACTTGAGTCAAAGGTTCATACCATTGGGTTTGGTCAGGACAAAACAGTCAAGAAGTTTGCCTTGAATGCAAATGAACAGTTGAAGCCATTGACTCGTGGCGGCAAGAAGGGGCTTAGAGGGGCGGACAAGGAACCCATTGGTGGTCTTGCTGACCTTGAGAAGTATGCATCTGAACTTGAGTACCGCACTGAAGTCATGGACATCAAGAAGGGTCAGCGCCGTGCTGTTGCACGAGCAAACGAAATGACTCGTGGTGCTAAGGATGTACACCGTAATCTTGCGGTTGCCGTTGAGCGATACAACATCATTAGCGAGATTTGGCGTAGGTCTATTGCAACTGAAGAGTTGATGTCCGAGATGGGTCTGCAAATCACAGACAATCATCTCCGCATGATTACAGAATCTGTTCTGAACGAGCGTGGAAACATCTGGCAGGACCGTGTGTTGCAGATTGATGGTGCTCGCACTCAGTTGTCACAACTGCGTGCCGCACTTGTGTCAGCGGAAGCAAGCGGAGACTTTGGACCTGTTGAAGAGTTGATTGCCAAGACATTCAACCAGAAGAGCAAGAAGAACTTCTTGGTGAATGTCGTTGGAACATTGGACTCGTTCAAGATTGATACCAAGGTGTCTGGCATTCGTAAAGTGTGGGATGACTATGAGCGTTCTGTTCGTGATTGGCGAACAGAGTTGGACCGTGCCAAGCCAACTCAGGCTTATGGTGAACTTACCCGTACACAAGAAACCGCCTCCGCTATTGAGCGAGGCGCTGTTACTGACCCTGGACTTGTTGGTGAGCAAATCGCTCGCACAACCGAACCTAAGGTGCTTCAGAATCGTGCTATGGAGGCTAGTGACAGTCTCGTTTTGTGGTACAACTCTGAGGTTGGTCTTCTTGAGAAGAATGTTGACTACAAGATTCGTCGCACTGGCGACAATCAAGGTGTTCGTGTCCTGACAAAGAGTGGCAACAAGAAGGTTCGTGAAGCGATTGTTTCTCTTCAGACACAGACACTTCCTTCACAGATGATTATCGACATTGCTGGTGAATCTCTTGCTCGTGAATCAGAGATGATTTCAAAGATGACAAGATTGTTCCGCAATGTGTATCCGTTTGAGAACGGCAAGTTTGTTGTTTCTGCCGAGGCTGGCGGTGTTGCGCTTGACCCGTTTGCAGACCCTCGTGCGATTCTTGCTGGAGAATACCAGTCGACACCTTTGACTGTTGCAAGCCTTTTCAGGATTCAGGCGGCTCGTATTCAGGGCGAACTTGATGGTATTGCTCGTTCAACTGAGTTGCTTGGTCGTGCTCGTGGTCGTGCGGCTGATGTTGAGGCTTCTCTTGGTTTGCGCACGGCTGAGCGTGGTGCGGCTGACACTGGTGTTCTTCCTGCTTCTCTTGCTGGTCCGCAGGAAGTCCCCCCGATGCCTCCGACTCGCTACAAGAAGACGAAGGCTTACGCACCAGAGATTGCTAACAAGAAGAAGCAGATTTCTGAACTAAAGAAGAAGGTTCGTGAGGCATCTACTCCTCAGTTGAAGGGGCGTTACCGTAATCAGTTGGCTACTGCTCAAGGAGAGTTGGCTGAACTTCAAGACCTCCAAATGGCGGCACGCCCTGTTCAGAAGACTACCCCCGATGAGCAGATTGCAATCAACCGCAATCTATCAACTGAAGGGTTTGTGCGTGAGACTCCTGCTGGTCGACAGTACCAGCCCAAGGAGATAGTTGACCAACAGTATGAGGTCAACAAGCGCCTGCGTGCCATCGAGCAAACCCCAGAGTTTGCCATGGCGAAGGCTTCTCAGGAGATGTACGAAACTCTCAAGAGATTTGCTGGTCGTGAGATGGGCGGCATTTCTTTCCGTGACCGCCTCGTCGCATTTGTGCGAGAGAGCGGTGTTGGTCAAGTTACTGACCGTGGAGGCATTTCTCTTGCTGATGCTTTGAGGGCTGATGACACTATTGATGGATTGTCGTTCAGTCGTGGTGAATGGGCTTCTTTGTTCTCTGGAGACATGAGCATTCAGACTCGTGGTCGATTGAACAAGCAGATTGCAGAAACAGAAAGAACGATTGCAGAACTTGAGCGTCGTGCTAGTGGCGCAACAAGCAATAGTGTTCGTTCACGATTCAGAAACCAAGCACAAAGTTTGCGCAACGAGTTGGAAGACCTGAAGATTGCTCGTCAGGCGGCTGACCCTTCGGTTAGGCAGACAGCCATTCTCAAGTTCAGTGAGATAAACAAGTTCATTGACGAGTTTGCTTCAAACTTTACTGTTACGCCAGAAAGCGTAAAGCGCTTTATCTTCTCGTCTGATTATGTTGATGGTGCAACTGCTAGTTCCCGTCTTGATTCTTTGCAGAACGGTTGGCGTGTAACACAGGATTATGCACTCCTGAAAGAGTACAACGACCTTGCTGGTTCTGCTCCAATGCGTCTACAGCGCAATCTCGATGAAGAGATTGCTTTCTTGCAGAAGCGTCTCAAGACCATTATGGGCGGTGAGGGTTTTGACCTTCAATCCATTGCTGGCTACGAGCGTGCTATCGAGGCTGGTCTTTATGGTGCCCGTGAAGAAGCGGCTAGAGCCGCTCGCTTGTCGGAGGATGTTGCTGGGGTAAAGGGTATTCCTGCTGGTAAGCCAGCAAACACCAAGCCTTACATTCCTACCGCCAGTGAACTTGGTATCAGTCCTTCTCGTTTGGAGAATGCTGGTGAGCAGGCGTTGCAGGGTGTTGTTGACAGACTGTACAAGGCTTCAAAGGATGCGATGGGTAAGGCTAGCCGTGAGGCTGGTCTGAAGAAGACAACTGTAAAACTGTCGCAACAGGCTGAGAGCCTTGTGCGCCAGTTGGAACAGGTTGGTCAGGCAAGGCTTGCCGCCAGCACAGAACTCGTACAGCGTGAGGCTCGTCTAGCCAAGTTGACTCCTATTGCGGAAACTGTTCGTAATCAGAAGTTGAAGGATTGGGAGCCAGCGATTCAGGGTCTCAATGCGATTCTTCATGGCACTATTGACAAGAATGGCAAGACAGCCCGAAAGGGTCTGTACAAGCAGTTGGAAGAAGCACAGGCAAGGATTGCTGGTCGCTTCGATAAGGCTAGTGGTGCTCAGGAAGCGGCGGCTCGCAGGCTGTCTGAGGCTCAGGTTGTGTTTGGTGATGCAAGTCTTGCGGCTTCATACGCTGAGGGTGCTGTTGAATCAATCAAGCCAATGTTGGTTGAACGCATCGAGGCTGTCAATGAGGTTCTGAAGAACGCCCCGTCAAAGCCTTCTGGCAAGTTTGATGTAGCCGCTCGTGATGAACTGACTGCTTGGGGTAAGCGTGCGCAGGAAGTTGTTGACCGTCTTGACGCTGACCCAACTAACAAAGCGTTGGCTTTGTTTGCTGAGGCTCAGATTGCGGATTTCCAATCTCGTGCATTTGACCAGATGGTTGTGTCTGAGAAGGAACTTCTCGACAAGGTAAAGGCTGGTTTTGGTAGCAAAGAAACTGTTGCTCTTCTGAATGAAGGTTGGGTTCGTCTTGGTGGATACACGGATGATGAACTGAAGAATCTCAAGCGTTTGCGCAAGGGTGCCGACAAGACAGATAAGAAGGCTCTTCGCAAGGGGCAGGTTGTTGACCTTGGTATGCCAGGACTTCAAGTTCCTAAGGCTGTTGCTGAAGCAATGCAGAATGTTACGAAGACATTCAATGCTCCTGGTGGGATTGTGCGAGCGACTGACTTCATGGCGAAGTACACACAGTTCTTCAAGGCGTATGCAACTGCTTCTCCTGGCTTCCATGTGCGCAACGCAATGAGCGACATGTTCTCTATGTTGTCTGGCAATGCAGACATTAGAAACATGCGAGAGGCTCTTCCGCACCTCTCGCCATACATTGATGACCCTCAGGGATGGTTGAACAAGATTCCGCAGGCACAGCGAGGAGATGCGGAGAAGGCAATGCAGGCGGCATTGGCTAGTGGCGGTGGTCAGTTCACTGACGCTCTTGATGAGTTCATGGTTCGTGGCGACACATGGATTTACAACAACAAGTTCCTGAACATGATGAAGCGCACTGGTCACAAGCAGGATTTTGTGCGTCGTTACATGTTTGCTTATGACCGCATCAAGAAGGGAATGGATGTCGAGATGGCTACGGCTGAGACACGCCGTTACCTGATTGACTACATGAATCCTTCAACGGCTGATGAGGCTGTTCGCAACATTGTTCCGTTCTGGACATTTATGTCTAGAAACATTCCGAACCAGTTGGTCAACCGCTGGACGAACCCAAGGGCTTATGCGATTTACAACTCGTTTGTACGCAACTTTGACCAGTCGACGGAAGAAGATGTTGTTCCGCCTTGGATGAAAGAATCAGGTGCTTTCAAGATTGGCGGAGGCATGTGGCTTCAGCCTGACCTACCGTTCACTCGTGTGAATCAGCAGATTGCTGAACTTGGTCAGCCCAATCGTTTGCTGTCGTACATGAACCCACTGTTGCGTCTGCCTATTGAGTTGTCTGGCAACACGAAGTTGTACACGGGTCAACAGTTCACTGAAACACCGCAACAGTTGAGCGTTGGTTCAAAACTCGCAAGCCCATTGTTGGCTCTGCTTGGTCAGTTGCAAACTGACGCAAGCGGAAATGTGTTGACAAGTGAGAAGGCTAACTATGCGATTCAGAACTTGATTCCGCCTTTGGGAACAGCCGAAAGACTGTTCCCGTCGACGGACCAATACAAGGAGAGGCAAGGTGCCTCGGTTGCATCATGGTTTGGTTTGCCAGTTAGGAATGTTCCTACAGAGACAATCGACCGTGAAGCAAATAGCAGGAAGAAAGCCATGGAGCGTTTCATGGCACAGCAGAAAGCGTTGGGGTTTGTAGAGTGACCTATTACAACTGGCAGAAGCCAAGCAAGGCTGACTACATCAAGTTCCGTAAGGCTTCACCTAATCTGGTGGAGTTGAAGGATGTTCTCATCAAGGTGTATGGGGGTACCAGTGTTGGTATTTACAACCGCCGCCCTGTGCGTGGTGGGACTTCACCTTCGTCGCATTCGTTTGGTGCCGCTCTTGACTGGCGTTACACCAACCGTAAGCACGCTGTGCAAGCGATGGATTGGATGGTCAAGGAGCACGCCAAGTTGGGCGTGCAAATGATTGTCGACTATGTGGGTCTCCGCATTTGGACGCTGGCACATGGGTGGAAGAAGCAGAAGCCCAACTCGCATGGCATGGGTCAGGAATGGGCTAAGTGGTTGCACATTGAAACCACGAAGGATTCTTGGGGCACCAAGACTCCGATTGATAATCGCCCTTAGCGCATTCTGGCAAATCGCCAGAGCATGTATGCGTAGAAGCCGAGCATTGTGAAGAAAGCGATGTGTCCCATTAGATGATGTCTTCCTCGTAGGGGTCGATGTCGTCTGTTGCTAGCGCAAACTCGATTGAGGCAACAATGCCAGAGAGTATGGCGTACAGGTGAAACATTGAGTTTGCATCACCGTCCTGTGCGCTTTCGTACTTCTGACATGTCTTGATTGCTTCTTCTCTTGAGAGAACAAAGGTCAGTTCGTAGTATGTGTCCAAGTCGTCTTCGATGCGCTTGGCTTTGGCGTTTATTGATTCGACATCCTCTTCGGGGATGATGTCTCGAATCCAGTCGTCATTCGGATTTGTCATCAACAAGAATCCAGTTCTCGTGAATGCCGTTTACATGCAGTCCATACCCGATTACGACTTCTGTGTTCGGATAGTAGTGCTGGATGATTGCGGCTATGTGCCTGATGTCGACTGGTGACTCGAATGCGATTGTCACCTGTCTTGTGCTCATTCAGGAGCAGTCTCCTGTTCAGGGTTGGTGAACTCTTTGAGAAGGTCTGCGGCGATTCCGCCGATGACATGTCCTGCTGTGTCTCCGAACTTGTCTTCAAGGAAGATGATGATTGCAAGCAGGTGTGCGGCAATCCATTCTGCTCCAAACGGATGAATCTCTTCTCCGATGAGGTCGTTGTCAAGGTCGTTTGATGGGGTGTTCTCGTTAGTCATTGATGACTCCTTCTAGGGATGATGTTGCTTCGAACCAGTCTGATTCTAGTTCAAGGTTGAAGGTGCCATCGTTCAACATTTGTGCGATGGCGCAGTATCCAACGATGTCGACAAGCGTGTCGACGAACGATTCGTTGGCTACATAGTATTGTTCTCCTTTGGATTTGAGGTTGGCAAGTCGTTCAATCTTGTCTGAGAGACGGACTGCGATTCCCATGATTCCAAACTTGTTGACATTTCCATGTCCGTAGTCGTTCTGCTTCGAACAGAGTGTTCGAATCATCCGACCTGTATCCCAGCATCCCAGCATCCGCAGTTCATTGATTGCGTTTGTGGCGATGATGTTCCAGATTGTAGATGACGGTTCGAGGTTCATGCTGATTGCGATTGACGCATTGTCACGCAGTTTCATCATTCCCTCTATGTCTGCTTCCGCTGGCACAGTGCTGAGGTTTGAGAAGTGGTTGACCCACTGTCCTGCCGCTTGTCCCCATGTGTCTGCCACTTTGATTCTCCTTCTAATGGTTGTGTCAGTAATCATGATTCGGTGGAGTTTGTCGTATGCCCTGTTTCGCAGTCTCCACACATGGGTCTTTGTTACGCCCATTCTTTCTGCGAGTTGCTGAAGGCTGATGTTTTCAGACATCAATGCTTCGATTATCCATTTGTCCTGTTCATCGAGTTGGTCAATGCAGTGCGCTACTGCTTCCCTGAGAGGTTGGAGTTCCATGACGGATTCCTGTGGCTCTTCTAGAGGCATTGCCTGCATGAGCGCTTCGATTTCTGTGAGGGGGCGTGATGCATGAAGTGGCGTGTTCCTTCCGTAGAAGTCTGTGCTCACTTCACGCTTAGCCATCGTATTTCACCCCTTCACATGGGAAGTTGTCTGACAGCAAACGAAGGTATGCGCTTCCGTTGTCTTCGAAGTGGTCAAGTTGTCCGTGTGCTGTTGCCGCTTCGAACCATTGTTCGAGCGGTGCGTAGTACCACTTCTTTCTGCTTGAGTCGTAGACGAACAGGTGAACTGGGCAAATCATTGACCACTTCACGAGGTTGTGCATTTTCTCAATCTTGAACTTGAGTGTCTTGTCCCGTCCGATTCCCATCACTTCGACCATTCCGTCTGCCGTGAGGAAGTCTGGAAGGAAGCGTGTGATGTATGGAAGAGACATGACTCGAAGATTGGGGCGGTTTAGACCTAGACGGTGGTGTGCAGGAAAGACATGTTCGAATACGCCTTCTGCAACATCTCCCATCTGGGTGTACCTGACCGCAAACGGTGCTTGGTGAAACTCTTTGCTCATAGTTCACCCCGTTTTCTTGGCTTGCTCGTAGTAGTTCTTGGCGATGTGCCAAGCCTTGATTTCTTCGTGTCCAACGATTGCTACATTGTTCTTCACAAAGTTGTACAAGTAGATGGCGGCGATGCGGTATGCGTCTCTGCTTTCGCTGAGTCGCTCACGCTCGATGACATCTACAACATGGGTTTCGATGAGGCTCATTTCTTTACTGCCTTGATTTCTGTGACAAGTTTGTCGTCCACATAGGCAACACCGTTCAGACCATCCATGATGGACTTCACATAGTTGTCGATGTCTCCTCTCAAACCTGAGGTGTACTTGGATTCTTTCACCGTTATCTTCACGGTGTCTTTGGTGAACTCGACTACGAGTGCGCAAGGACTTTCGAAACATGGACCGTCCCATGCTTCTGCAATCTGTGCTTCAAAGTCGAGCGTGCGTTGTGGGGTGAACACCCTTCCTCGTCTGCCAAGGCGGGGGCGTTGTTTGGCGATTGGCTTGATAGCCAGTTTCACTGTGTGTTGCACCAGTCTTCCTTTCTCCAGACAGATGCGGCATGGCAGTCTTCGACTTCCAGCCGTGTCTCTTCGTCGGGATACAGACGAACGATGCTGACGCAGATGTCTTCTCCCATCATGAGGATTTCGCTCTCTGCCCATGTGTGGGGGATTCCGTCATGCAGTTCGCAGACGGGAGGACCACACCAGCCTCGATTGATTCCTAACTCCATCCATTCTTCAAATGTCATTGCTGTGCTCCGTATGCGCTGTCAATCATTTTCATGAGTTCGAAGTCGCCGTCGCTACGCAAATGAAACTTGCCCCACCGTTTGTCTGCGTCTTTCAGGACAGTGAACGCTTCTGTTGGCGTTAGTCCTGATTCTGCTAGACGGTGGCACAGTTTGTACAGCGCCGTCGAACGGTCCGAGCCTTTGTATGGTCCATCACGCCAGATGATGTACGGAATGACCGAAACCTTCTTCAGCAACATTCTAACATCTTCTGTTGTTTCGCCTACGGCAACGCTGAGTATCTGTGGTGGCGTGTAGAGGAGAGCGAGTTTGTCAAGAGTCTTTCTGTTTGTTCGTGTTATTTTCGCTTCAACAATCCAGTCGACCAATGCGACTGGCTTGTCATCGTCATCGAGCATGTACCTGTTCTCTGGAAGTTCATTCAAACCGTTCGGGTAGGGGAGGCGTACATAGTTGCCGTATCCCTTGCCGATGTCTTCCTGTTTGGGGTTGACTTCTTTGGCTACATAGTTGATTGCTTGATGTGCGGCTAGGAATGCTCTGCGCATTGTTGACGCTGGCACAAGCGAGTCAACGAACACCCAGATGTGGTAACCCTTGCGTGTCTTCTCGACATGTGCGTTGATGTTCTTTAGTGCGAATGCCATTTGCAGGTTGCGAGCCGCATCGAGGTCATCGACATCAATGTCACTGCATCCCCAGACGCAACCAAATGCACCTTCAAATGGCACGAGTGGATACACGCCGAACATTTCTTTGCCCGTCAGATGAGACATGAATAGTTCTTGTGTGACAGCGGAACGAACACATCCGCCTTCCCATGAGCCGTATGCATCTCCACGACCCCTGAACAGGGTCACGAAGTCGTCTAGTACATTCATCCGTACAACCCTTCTCTGTTGATTGAGCGGAGATACTGGTCGGGCAGTTCGCCATCACGCAGGGGGTAGATGCGCCCCGTGTGAATGTCCAACTCAAAGTCGATGTCGTCAACAAGCATGCCTCCTGGTCTCTTGTTCTTCAGCAGGCTGAGAGTGATTGTGTACTCATGAATCTTCAGTTCGTGACGCAACATTTCCATCCGCTCCTGCGTGCGCTCTGTCGGGTTGCGGTCCAACTTCTCCATCAACTCGTTTATCTCCGAGATGATTTCGTACTTCTTTCTGCGTACACCAATGATGCTGGTTGCTTGCTGTTCACCACCGTAAGCACCGCTGGACATTGTGAGTTTCTTGCCTTCAGCACCGCTGGAGCGTGATGTCTGGTGAAGCACCAACAGTGGCACATCGTGACGACGACCAAAGCCTTTGACGAACCCTGCTTTCTCTGGAACCATCTCGCCTGCTTCGACAAGTTCGAGATAGTCAATGACAACAAGGTCGGGCTTTGCTCCCCACAGGTCGCTCACCTCGCCAAATGCACGCTCCATGTCGCTGGGTGTCAACGGCTGGTCAAACACTGCAAGGTTGGGATACATCTCTTCTGCGGTCATACGCAAGAGGTCGATTGCATCAGGGTCGTTCTGGGCGACACGCCTTTCTAGGTCACGAGCATCAACATTGTGTGTCATGCATGTCAACTTCGTGAGCACGAGTGTGCGTGGTTCGTCTGGAATGAAGAAGGCAATCTTCTTGTCTGCGTTCTGCATCAGCATGTGCATGAGGGCAAGTGTCTTTCCGCCGTGAGAATACCCAAGCAACATTGCCAACTCTCCTGGGGCTATGCCACGCATCTCCGTGTCGAGTTTGCTGATACCTGTGTAGATGCGCTCATGCGGTGCTTGCGCCCATCGCACATACGAATGTGCGGCTTCAGTGAGAGGCTGGTAAAGGCGGTATTCACGAGGAAACGGGGCAACATTGTCGCCCCGTTCCACCGTGTCCCACCCAGCCAGAATCTGTTCTGGTGTGAGTCTCATTTGTTTTTTCCTTGTTACTTCGAGCGAGGAGGCCAGTAAGCCTTTTCCTTGTCGTTCACTGCCTTGAACCACGGACGCTTCGGGTTCTGTGCGAGACCGTCACGGTTGTCGTAGACCTCCGTGATGCCGTCACGCTTGCAAGCCGCAATCAGCCACGAGGGAAGTTCGCCATGCTGTTCGCCACGAACCTTGACGCTCATGTCGACCTCAACGGCATCAGGGAATGCCTGCTGAATCATGGCAACCTGTGCTTCCTCGCTGTTGCGAGATACTGCCTGCTGAACCTGTCCGTAGATGCTCTCCAGAAGGATGTCCTTGACATCAGTGAAGATGATTGCGAACTCGCTGACCTTCTCGTCAGCATTGCGCTCGCTCTTCCCCGTCAAGTCAGCCGCAATCTTTGCGGCAACCTGAATGATGATGCTCTTGTCCTTGTCCACTGTGGGTACCTTTACCTTTCGTCCGCTGGGTTCCAGCGGTTCTCATGCTCACCGAGGTGAGCGCCTTTGCAGATTGACCACCACGGGCACCACTGCTCTGAGCAGAGGTTGTGCTGGTCAACTTGGAGCCACGGATTATCCTGCCCCAATCGAAGTGCAGACGACACAATGTTTTTCGTCTGCGTTTCGAGCCATGATGAGTGCGCCTCTGTGCGGCGCACCTCAACGATTTGTCCTTCCGACTTGTCCTTTCGGAGCATAACCCCGAACTTGAACGACACAGGGAACGCTGGCACAAGACCAAGCGACACTGCGGCTGTCGAATACACGCTTGCCTGAATCGACTGGCGTTGCTTCTCGCCTTGGAAGTATTTGCGGTTCGCAGTCTTCCAGTCCCAGATTGTTCCGTCTGGTGCGATGTAATCCATCGTCCCAGTGTAGTGCAGAGCGTACTCCGTGTTGTCAACGATGAACTTCGTGACGGCAACCGTGAAGTTGTGTTCCACCAGTCCGCCCAACGCCACATCTGGTCTGATGTCTCGCCACCATGCGCCGAGCATGGCATCGCCATAACGAATCATGTCGTCTTCGTCTTTCATTGCGGTCCACTTGAAAGTCTCTTCGTTGGTGCGAATGGACTGCACCATTGCTTCTCTCATGTCGTTCAACGAAACATCTCCGCCGTTGTCGATGTAATGCTCGATGCCTGAATGACATGCCGTGCCAAGAACTGTCGAGTCTGAACCGACTCTCCAGTTCGGCTGTGTGATTGTCAGCCGTCCACGCTCCATGCAAATCAGTGCATCTCCCAACCATGACTGGCGGATGTAGATGTCATTTCCTTCTATCTTCACTTGAGTTCTCCTCTACGAATCATTCGTACTTTTGTTTTCGTCACATACGACTTGTGTATGACGATTCCGTGTGTGTCCATCATTGCTTTCACGCACGGTGTTGGCATCATCCCTGAACGAATCCAATCCTTCAAGTCCTCCAACTGTTCAGCATTCAACTTCTTGATTGCTCTTTCACGGGGTTCCTTGTTTGGCGCTGGCACATGGTGCACCTGCCCTTTCCTGTTGATGTAACCATTCACCTCTGCGAGTTTCTCGAAGAAGGTTGCAAGGTCAGCACCCGTCCACGGAACCCCAAGGTCGAAATGGTCAACGATTTCCTGACCGCACCAGTAATCCAACGGGATTGTCACTTTGACTTCCCACGGTTCACCACTGATGTGGACATCGCACAGGCAATCTTCGTGGTGTTCTTCGACTCCACAGCCCAGCACTTTCTTGTTCATGTACTTGTTCCTTGTTCTTGTGTTAGCGGTTATCGGGCGCACCGCCCATCAGGGG